CTTAGGTGTTGATGGTGCTACCTGCCCGATCTTGATCAGGAAGGCTTCTTGCTCTTTTTCCCACTCGGACATTTTAGCTCCAACTCGTTAGGACTGAGATATTGATATTACAGGTTAGTAGATCACCAGAGACGGCACTCAGAACGGCCGGAGCCGATACCTCTGTGACGTTGTAGGTGTATGAAGATGCAGCGAGCAAGTTAAATACTCGAACGATGTTATCTTCAATTCCGTTTAGGTTGCCTTCGTTATCCAACAATGGAACCATGACGGAAATAGTAAAGTTCGCCATAGGCGAGATAGTGGCGTGCCATCCGTTAGACGGCGAGATGTAAGGATCGCTAGGTGCGATGATCACGCTGTTAGCAATAGGTGTTGCAGGTGGGAACGCGAATACTGAGTATTTAGTATTATCGACTAGAGCTGCTGCGATACCTGCGCGTAGTGTTGATATGGCGGCCATTAGCCCACCATCGATCTCGGATCGAGATAAGGCGCAAGCAATCCACGAACGCGTGCTAGGAGTGTATTGCCCATTCTATAAGGTGAAGGCTGATAGCCATCGATCGTCACTCCGCCAGATGAAGGTGCCTGACGTGACTGCCAAATGTCGATAGAGATCATGAGTGACGCTTCTTGGATTGCTGGGACTGTTGAATAGTCGGTATAAGTCTCGACAGCGGCGATGCCATAAGGCTCAACTGTGTGACGTGGATTGTCGCTAGTGTGAGCTGTAGTTACGTTAAATGAACGAGTATCGACTTTTGTAATTGTCTTAGTGCCATTGTAGCGACTACCTGCACCTGAGATTGTTACAGATTGTCCAACGTAAAAATAATCGCGGATATCCTGATCAAAATAAAGTGTTCCTACTGTTCCCGTGTTGCCGTGGGCAACGATGTATTGCTGATTTTTCCATAGAAAGGGCAAGAGTACGTTATCTGCGGCGTCGCAGACTTGCTGCAAGACTGCATCAGTATAGAGAGTGCCAACGCCAAGGGCGGTGCGAAGCTCTGCAACTGTTGTCAATGCCATGCTCTTATCCTTTCTAAAGACTGGCTGGGTAGAAGGGCACTACCCAGCCAGCGACTTAGGGTGTTATCAGGTTAGGTTAAACCAGTTTGCGCCAGCCGCTAACTTAGTGGCAAGTGCTCCCTGACCGAATAGCAAGATATCTACTGTTCCGTCAGAGTTGATATTTGTGCGAAGTTGCTGACGTGCGCCCTCGTACCATGTGTAAGCATCTGGATTTACGACAGCCATTGAGTAATCTGCTGTACCGACTCCTCCAGAGCCCTTCATGTAGCGAGATACGCGAAGGTCAAGACCTGCAACGTTACCGCGAAGTGATGTAGGTGTAAGTGCACCACCTGCATTCTGTGGATTTGCAGCGATGTAGATTGGACGTCCGGCATCGTTGTAGCTCATGATGTTAGCCCATTGTTCTGGTGTAACGATCATGTTGCGAGCAAAACCAAGTGATGCTGAATATACTGCTGCTGCTGCGCTTGATACGTAGGATAGAAGTCCAGTCGCTGAGTTAGCCTGTGCTGTTGCGTTGAGTGTTCCTGCGCCTTGAACAGCGGTAGTTACAAATTCTTCAGTATCCTTAGCATAAGCATATTCCATCTGGACAAGAAGCTCGTCAAGGAATGCAGGTGTCGAATTTGTTAGAAGTTCGAGGGTAGTGATTGCGCGACCCTTGAATGACTTCTTTGTGACTGTGATGTATGAGGCTTCAAGTTGTGACTCTGTTACTGCGCCATTCTCGTCGATTTGATCAACAAGAGGAACCTCAGTAATCTTAGGCAACTCAAAAGTTTTTCCAAATTCCGGCATTGTGCCACGGCTGATCGAATCGATAAACGGACGATCTGCGTTAGAAAGGAAGTTAAGTAGCTGTGTGCTTTGTGGTGTTGGGATAAATCCTGCACCTGTTGTCTGATCGTTGTCAGCAGCGCGGAGCCATTGACGTGAATCATCATCACCGAAGAGATTAGCCTTCAATGTGTTTTCAAGGTAGTTACGCTTTGTAACTTCGATTCGAGGTGTTGAATACACCATCGCTTGTACAGTAGGGCGAGCAGCTTCTACAGCCGCAGCCTCTACTGGTGTTGCTTCGACTGTTGTGTCTTCCACGACTGTCTCGCTTTCTGTAGGTAGGGTTTCTTCTACGGCTTCGGCTGGCGCTTCTTCCGCTGCGATCTCTAATACTTGAGCAGACTTAAAGGCTGGCTCAGTTACTAGAGAAACTTCTTTTAATTTAGCCGCTGTTACGACTGTGTGCCCGTCGCGTGATGGCTTTGATGAGATGATCTCTGCACCGATTGATAAGCCAGATACGAGGCCTTCGCTGGCCATGACGAGAGCGTCAGTACCGGCACTCGAGCGCGATAACTTGAAGGTCGCATAGATGCCGTCTTCTTTTGTTTCGCTGGCTGTCATGCGGCCGATTGGCTTCTTCATGTCATGCTGGCTAAATAGTTTAATCTTGCTAACGTCTTCGATCTCGATAGAGCCAGACTCGAAGGTATAAGCGCCAAGATTAGTCTGACCGATCTCGCCTGTACCAAGTGGAACGATCTTGCCAGAAATCTCGCGGCGATCTTCGCTGCATTCGATACTGGATGCTTCAATGTATAAGGTCTGCATTAGTCATCACTTCCGTTAGGTGTTAAATCTTCCATCTCCATCGCTTGCTCTGTGCTAATAAGTCCTAGGGATAACATCTTCTCGAGTACGAGAAGTCTTTCCATAGGCTCTACACGCAGGAAGGAAGCATCGAGATCGAACTTTACATAGTGCCCAGCCGTAGAGATATCGTCCATGCTTAGGCGTGTTTCGATTGCAGAAATGTACGGCTGGAACGCTAAGGCTACGAGTTGCTTACGCTCATCGAGAATGTTCGAGTAAGTCATCGATGTATTCTGATCCGCTGAGAGATAATAACTTGGCACTCCGCATAGACGGCTAATCTCGGTTGCAAGATTCTGAATAGCTTCGTTATACATCATGTCTTTAGGGCTAAATCCGACAGCCTCATATTGCAGGGTAGAAGTTAAATAAGCGGTCGATCTATTTTGACGCGCTGCTTTCCATGCGGCTAGTAATCCCTGTACTTCGGCAGGTGGTAGATCAGCGCCAGAGTTACGGATGTAACCCGTAGCCATTGGAGTCCCAGCGGCTATTGCGGCGGCTTTCTGTACATCTATTGCGCTCTGAATTGTACGAGATCCTGTATTTAGAATGCCTTCATTAAACGCCTGAAATGTAACAAGTGAACCAAGTCCGGACATTGGTCGAGGTGATCCATCGACGTAGTACTGAGTGACGAAAGTGTTATGTATATCTAAATCGAAAGTGACGCGAGTGTTAGAGACCCACTCAAAGGACGCGCCTCGCCCGTCTTCGGAATAAATTTCGGTAATCTCTAGGAATGCCTGACCATAAAAGAGAAGGCTGTCTACTAGCCATGAAAGGGTCACAAATTGAGGCTGTGACTTTGAGAGTTGATGCACCCATCGAGGAGCAGCAACTTCTTCGCCTGTAGACTTTTTCTTATACTCAAGCGGAATAGTTCCGACTGTGCAGAGTAGATCACGGCATCGCTTGAGAGCTGGAACACTCATAGCATCGCGCCGAGATATAACTGGGAAGGTAAAATTGTAAATCGCGTTGATGCTATCGCCCATAATCTGCGGCGCACGTTGAGCCTCTAGTACTTTTGACTTACGATCGAATAGACCCATAGGTCGCAATTATACACTACATGTAGGTCATTCCGTGTAAATACGCGCTATCTGTTGCGGCTTAAGTAGCATTGAGACCACCATCGCTAAGCCGATCGGTGCAGAGATATCGCCAGCGCTCTTACGCTTTACGATTCGCCATGCTGAGTCATTAACTTTAGCGGCGCAATTATTCATTTGTTTGATCAGCTCTTCCTGCCCGTTATGCACGACTCGACTGTTCACGAGTCCGTCGAGTAAGTCTGAGCATGCCTGATAGAACTGCTGGCCAGACACGTCTTGAATGATCTGGCCTGCATTGGCAAGGCGTTCTGCGATCGATTGCGTTGCATACTTGTCATAACAGATCATCTTCGGCCGGTACTGATCAGCCCACGCTTTGATCTCGGCTGCAATCTTTAGATCATCGACCGAGACTTGCGACTCCCACGTCTGGAGGATACCGACTCCGATTCTTCCGTCACCCATAATCTGACCAGCAACGAGGCTTGCATTCCTGCGAGAAGGAGATACATCGAAGCCAAAAACTGTATAACCACCGATCGGAATCGTGAGCGAGGCGTCGGAGGTTGCCTCAAGTACGCCATGAGGCCACGGACTTTGCAAAGAATCAATCCATTGACATAGAAGCTCTGTTCTAGTGTCTTCGATCTTATTAGTAGCGACAGCTTCTTCAAGTGATTCCTCCGTTATCGTGTAGCCGAGCGCTGGATTAGCCATCGCCCAGCCGTTGCGGTCTGTGATCTTGCTGTACTGCGGTGCGCTGTATTCGTAGAACCCGAAAGACTTAGGAGGAGCTGATAAGGCTCGCTCTCTTAACGTGTTAAGGGTCTCGGAGAAGGCGTCCCCGGCATTCGATGTAAGTAGCGTCTGTGCGTTAGGTCTTGCGCGAGTGGTAGGGATCGCGGCGGTGTATCCGTCTTTGCTGATCTCTCGGACTTCATCAATCCAAAGAAAATCGGCGGTGCGACCACGGGATGAGTCTCGCGTATCAGATACGAGGTCGAGCGTTGCCCCGTTGAGTAGCTCTATTCGTTCGCCGCCGTTGGCGTATCTGATCGCCTTCGTGCCAGCCTTAAGGCAAGGCGCGTTCTCAATGATCCAAGCTATTTCTCGAAAAGTCATGAGCGCTGTTGCTCGGTTGGAAGACATGATCAGATGCTTAGTTTCGCCTCCATAAAAGAGACCCCAAATCACACGCATACGTCCTAGATGAGACTTGCCGTTCTGTCGAGCCACTAGGACTAGGGAAGTCTTGCGAATGTACATTCCTTTAGCGTCAACGCGCATCATGTCATCGAGTAGCCAGCGTTGCCAGGGTAATAAAGGCGTGCCTAAGTCCTCGGCCATCTTTGCAACCTCATCGGCGCGTGTTTTGCCCTTGAGAAGAGGACTGTGAAGCCTTGCCTTGGTTGCCCCTCGCAGCGGCTGTTTACGAGCTCCCATCATTCACCATCGATCGGAATCGGTCGGGCAGAAAAGGGTGAGTCCGGCATCATTATGGACTGCATCGGGTAGATATTGGAAGAAAAGACAGGGGGGGTAGGCGTGCGTGCTAAAAAAACGCCCTCAGAGCGTGATCCTTTGCGACTGTTGCATGTAGCACAACATGCCACCAGATTATCGTATGCAATCGGATCCCCTCCTGCAATTATGGGAATGATGTGATCGACTGTAGTCGCTGGCATCTGACAGTAGAAGCATGACCATTGATCTCTTTGTAGCACCTCTAAGCGCCTTGCTTTATAGGCACGTGTACCACGCGGATCTCCACGCTTTGTACTCATTGCCATCCTCTAGTCTTTAGATGATGCAATGCACCACAGTAGTTAGGGTCTTCATACTCAGTCCATCCATAGCGATACCCTACATAGTGATAGTACATCCAGAACTGCTTAATAC